TGGCACACTTTAACCGGTGTGCCAGCGGCTTGTAGGCGGGGTGTATTTCAACCCACGTTGCATAAGCCTACCTACAATTTACTTACTCTACGACAGCAGTGTCTTCCCCGCCAGTGTCTTCAGGCTCTCCATCAGTGTCCTGAGCCTCGGCAGTGTCGCTGCCCGTGTCCTCGTCCTTATCTCCACAGCCGATCATAATGGTGGCTGCGAGAATCATAATGTTACGCATTGTTGTCTATTTTCCTTTTAGTTAGTTCTCTGTTTAAGCCCAGAGTTGGCTAAATGGTAGCCCCACCACGATTCGAACGTGGAACGTCGAGGTAGAAACTCGAAATGATAATCCCTTTCACCATGGAGCCATGTTGCCCCCTATTATAACCGGGGGGCGGCGGCTGTCAAGGACTTTTTCAGCCAGTCGTGGTAAAGCTGTCACGAATGTTACTGGTGAAGAAGCGGCTGGAACTCTCAGCGGTGATTAGCCCCTGGTAAACGGACTGATCGACGTTCTTGTAAGTATAGATCTTGTCGTTAGAGAAGACGACAGTAAGAGTGCGGCTGCCGGCGTTGTAGGATGCCTCGCGGAGGAAGCTGCTGTTTAGAGTAGTAGTCAATTTATTGTCCTTTTGTTGGTTAAATGCCTCTTTTAAGGTAGAGACGACACCTATGCTGTTAAAATGGTAGGGTAGGAGGGGATCGAACCCTCAATCTTCGGTTTATGAGACCGCTGCGATTACCAATTTCGCCACTACCCAGTAAGGTGTCCCTCCTATTATAACCGGGAGGGTGCGGCTTGTCAAGCATTTTTTTTGCGTCGGGAGGTCGCTGTGTTCCTCCTTACCCCTGTAATCTAACCGGAGGGGTGCGGCTTGTCAAGCATTTTTTTTGATGTTCTCGCTTCATCGTTGTGAGGGGTGCTCCCCTCTCTCCCTCTCAATGTAACCGGGCGATCGTCTGCTGTCAAGGATTATTTTGAGGTGTCTCGCAGACAACCTCAACGGAGTGCCACAAATGCCGCTCAAGGTGACAGATTTTTCGACCGGCATCACAAGAAAAGAAGTGAATAACAGCATCATCATCGCCGGGAACACCATAAAAATCGTAGACGATCCCGTAGCCATAGTGCTCATCGTAAATAAGATCTCCGACCTTCATCTGCCTCTCCTTACTCTTGTAATGTAACCGGGCGATCGTCTGCTGTCAAGCAGAAAGTCGCTCTGCTTTCACCCACTTTAGGGTGGAAGCCCATTCGTGGAACTTTGGATGCAAGCACACCCAAGCGATCTGATCTTCCGAGAAAAGAGCATTTTGAAAATAACCGACCTGCTTGAAGTTTAGGTCAAAAGTAGCGCCCTGAAGGCGAGCGCCCTGAAGGTAAGCGTCTCCAAGGTTAGCGCCCTGAAGGTCAGCGCCCTGAAGGTAAGCGTCTCCAAGGTTAGCGCGCTGAAGGGCAGCGCCCCGAAGGTTAGCGCCTCCAAGGTCAGCGCCCCAAAGGTCAGCGCCCCGAAGGTTAGCGTCCTGAAGGCGAGCGTCCTGAAGGCGAGCGTCCTGAAGGTTAGCGTACTGAAGGTTAGCGCCCTGAAGGTTAGCGCGCTTGCCCTTCTGGTAGGAGCTTTCGATCCACAGCTTGTGCTGGTCAAGAATGACTTTCAACTCTGTCGCATTCATTGCTTCTCCTTACCCTTGTAATATAGCCCGGCGATCGTCTGCTGTCAAGCAGAAAGTCGTTCTGTTTTCACCCACTTTAGGGTGGAAGCCCATTCGTGGAACTTTGGATGCAAGCACACCCAGGCGATCTGATCTTCAGAGAAAATAGCATTGCGAAAATAACCGACCTTCTTGAAGTTTAGGTCAAAAGTAGCGCCCTGAAGGTGAACGCCCCGAAGGTCAACGTTCTGAAGGTTACCACTCTCAAGGTTAACACCCTGAAGGTTAGCGCCCCAAAGGTTGGCGCCATGAAGGTAAGCGTACTGAAGGTAAGCGTACTGAAGGTTGGCGTCCTCAAGGTCAGCGCTCTGAAGGTTAGCGCTCTGAAGGTTAGCGTACTGAAGGTTAGCGCCCTGAAGGTAAGCGCCCTGAAGGTTAGCGCCCTGAAGGTTAGCGCTCTCAAGGTTAGCGTACTGAAGGTTAGCGCGCTCGCCCTTCTGGTAGGAGCTTTCGATCCACAGCTTGTGCTGGTCAAGAATGTTCTTCAGTTCTGATGGCTTCATTTGGACCCCTCTCTCCCTCTTAATGTAACCGGGCGTTCGCAGGCTGTCAACCGATTTCTTTGATTACTTTCTTCCTGATGACCTTCTTCAGCCCTGGGTTGATGTGAAGGGCGTGCGGCATCATTACATTGCGAATGTAGTTGCGCCTGTAGCGATAGTCTCCATTGCTGGGATCGCTGATGCTCGGAACTTCTTTCCTTATGCACCACATCGTAAAGTCGCGCTTTTCTGTGGTCAAGAAAGGTCGGATAAACTGATCGCGGGCATGTGGGATAAGAAACGGGTTTCCGTTGAGCGCAGTAAACAGATAGTTCTCGACCTGATCATCAAGGTGATGTGCTGTGATGACAGGGAGGTCTGTTGCTTCTGTGAAGAAATCATAACGACGATCACGCCACCATGCTTCGGGGGAAACACCAGCAGGCATCTCTTCCTCGCACCTTCCGACGACGATGGTTAGTTTGTGCTCAATACAATAAGCACGAACAAGAGCCTCTGCCTTTGGAGCATAAGGTGTGCCGTGATTGTAGTGAAGGACAATAACATCGTGGGCTCTGCGAAGAAGGTCGAGGGCTGCCATAGAGTCAATGCCGCCACTTACAGCGACAGCAACTCTTCTTGGGATCTTACCTGTGATGTGAATCATTCTTCGTTCTCCTTGAGGGTTTCAAGCCACGTTTCGTGAGCTTTACCGCACGCTCTGGCATAGTTGATAATGTCTGCGGGGGTTTGCTCTGCTGATGTGGCTATGACGCAAGCGGAGCCCGGTAGATAATTCGCTTTGCCGCTGGTGAGGTTGTTTCTTGCGTCAACCTTCTCCTCAATGGTGTCAATCCTCATCCGAGTGGTTGTGGCGATCCCAGCGATAATGAGGAATCCAATAGCTGCAAAAGCCTGTGAAATTGCGTTCATTCTTCGTTCTCCTTATTCTTATAATTTAGCCTGTCATCAGGCAGTTGTCAAGTCACGAAATGTCACGCTGCTTCGTATTCCTGCCTCCTCATCCTTTGTAGTTGACAGCAGCGAGAACACTTGCCATCGTCCATCCACCAAGTAAAGTGTCCACATTCCATAATGGTGGGACCAAGAGCGTCAAGCGCTGGCTTGCTGTAGTAACAAGATGCCGCATTGTGTCCTTCGTCTCCACAAACAGAACAAGTGACAATCTTTTTCTTTTCCTTTTTGAGTGGCTTCCAGTTCTCGTCGCAAAGCGTCTCTTCGTAATCTCCGTCGGCCTGTTCGATCTCTTCGATCTTAGCGGCTTTAACTGAAGTTGTTGATTTTGTGTCGCCTTTGTGCGGACAATTGCGCTTATCGTGACCAGACTGTCCGCAACCGCCACACCGGCGCTCGCCTGCCTTGGCTTTTTTTGCTGAGCTTTTGCCGTCTTCTGTCTTTTTGTTAGGACAGGTTGATCGGTAATGTCCGGTGATGCCGCAGTTTCCGCATTTTCTCATAGTTTCCCCATAGCGCAAGAGTAGTTATCAATTGTCCAATAGACTTTCTTGATTCCAACGTGAATCATTGCTGCGTGACACATGGGGCAGGGCTTGCTAAGCCTGAACTCTCCATTTTTTCCAACACGACAAACATAGATCGAAGCACCTTCTGTGATGCTTCTTTCAATGCCGAGAATAGCTCCCAACTCTGCGTGTAGAGTTGCGGTTCCCTCGTGCTCAGTGCAGAAACGAGAGCCAAAGGAAACAAGTCGATTCTTGTTGCAACTTGTATTGATCACAGATCCGCCCTTTACAAGAACTGCGCCGTGCTTATAGTCTTCCTGGGAAGAACAGAAGGCGATCTTTCGGGCGATGTTGAAGTAGCGCGAGTTACGACCTCTGTAGCTCATAACCCGCTCGGTCAGCGGACCTTCATCGTATTCCTTCGGTGGCTTAGACATTTCTCTCTCCTACACCAACAAGATAACCGACAGGGCACGAGCCGTCAAGCGACTATCATCATAAAGTTTTGAGCATCTTTGTGTGGTGCCAGCAAGTCTTCTTGCGATACCAATCACAGGGTTTATCGCTGTAGTCTGATGGTGCCTTGGCCCACCTAACAAGCGAAAAATCTGTCTTTGGTGTAAGAATCTTATTTCCATTTTTAAGGTAAGAGTGGGCGGCATTGTAGCCCCAAAACTCTTTTAGTAATTCTCTTGAAACTCTGCGGGTTTTGTCTCTGATGTTCTGAATTATGCTGTCTCTAAGATCTGCTCGTAGGGTCCAGAGCATAGAACTATGTTTCTCTGAGTCTTTAAAAAAGTAATTTGGGTGCGCCTTATCATAAATCTTAAGCCAAGCGTCTGAAAGATCAAACTCGGCGAAATCATTAATGTCTTTAACTCGGTCCAAAACAAGTCCTTGACCTTTTACTTTGCGTCTGCCCATACAGACAAGTGAGCCGGTTTCAATTTTGCTCGACATTCAACCTCCGTTTGCTTTGCTGATGACCGATAAACCATCATGTAACATGTGTAAAATTTGATGTGTTTCAGTGTCCATTCTTATCACCACCACATTTAATGGATCTGCGGTGGAGACTTCTATAACTATTCCCTTGGCCCACACGGCATCTACTGGAAAAACACCGCCTTCCTCATCGGCTTCAAAGACTCGGTAGTCTATGATCCATTTAACAAGATCGCCGGGGGAAAGTTGCTGCACATAATAACTATGTCACTCTTCGGCAGAAAGCAACCTTTGCTTAAGTTCGTCAAAGCCGCCGACAATGAATTCCTCTGAACCATCTTCATCAAAAGACATTCTTGTAATGACTGGATAGGTCTTCCATTTCCAACTACCTTTGATGTATTCGCGGTATTCTTTTGACCAATCCATCATCACCCAAGCGTAGTCAACGTCCTTTTCCATACATAACGCTTGTGCGCGTAGGCACGAGGGGCAATCAGAGACGCCATAGATTATGTACATTATGCACCCCAATCGAAATTGTCTTCGTCATCCCAAGTCCAAGCGATATCTTCACCTGTGACGTTCTCACAGGCGATGTCAACGCAGTAGTCGGTCAGTCCATCGTGGTTGTGGTCAGCCATGCTGCCCTCCTATTGTTTTGGTGTCAGCCCTTATAAAGTAACGCGCTCAGGTGGTGCCGTCAAGGGCTACGGCGTGGGATTTAGTGATTCATCATAAAGAAAGATGATCTCCTCAGTTGAGACGCAAGTGGCCCCAACCGTGTATTTGAAGACGCTTTCATAATCAAGTTTTCGTAGCGCCTTGGCAATGATTGCCTTATCAATGCCGGGCTTAACTTTGATAAAGCGATGCGTTCTTGAGCTTTTCTTATCGAAAGAGCCAGTGTAAACTTTTCCAACCGCTGACCCGTGGGTGCAAATTGCTAAATCTGCGTTCTTTGGAGCGGGAGCAGGCTTTTGGCTCAAGAAGCTGGACATTATTTTAACCATGTCTATCTTTAGGGACTTGTCAACTCCGAGAGCGATGATCTCATTTGCAACATTGTTAAAGGTTGTCTCTGGAATTCTTACAAATTCAAAGTCATCGCAACTGGTGCTCTTTTTACGGTCCTCTCTTGGCTCCTCTTGCTTCTCCCAAATCTGAAACACTGTTGACACAACCTTGCCCTCTCGTTCAAATCTAAATGTCTCTTCAAGCAGATCTTCCTGATAAATAAGATGGAAATGTTCTGGGATCTGACGAATTTGAGTTATCTTGGCAAAAGAAGCCGGAAGGATGAAAGCAATGTAATCGCCCTCTTCGGCACACTTGTGCATGAATTGCTTTGCGAGCTTGCCCATCCGTCCGAAGGGGGGGTTTCCAACGTAAAGCAACTTGCCGTTATTCTTTACCTTGAAATCTTCCTCAAGGAAGTTCTGTAGTTTGACATCGGGGTGTTTTGGTTCAATGTCGTAGGCTTCGTGAACATCCATAGCCTTGAGCCATGCTCCATCGCCTGCGGAAGGCTCTACGACCTTTGTAATGTCAGCAAACCAAGACTGCCTCTCAATCACTTTTGCAAGTCTTGCGGCGGTCTCAAAGTTAGTGAAAAACTGTTCATTATTTACTTCTTTTCGTTGTGTTGTCATGTTACCTCAGTAGTGGTTTTATTATATCAGGCCGGTGTTCGATTGTCAACGCTATAAACTCATTCTTTCGAGAATCTCAGGGATTACTGAGGACTTTTTGATAGTCCCCTCGCATAGTATAGAAAAAACTCCCCTCTCTCTCATAATCTCGAAACAATCGAACGGCCCCTCTTTAAGAGTGCTCTTCGACTGGATCTGTATTCCTCGGTTAAATGAGGTAGCTTTTCTTCCAGAAATAGAATGACGATTTGTAGATTTAAACAATGCTCTTTGAGCAATTCCGTAATAATCATCGCCATGCTTGTTTGTCTCAGTTATCTCAAAATCTTCTCGTAGATGTCGGATGGGCTTGTCAAAATGATAGACTTTGCAATCGGAATCACGAGTAACAATCATAATAATGTTGCCAATTGTCTTTTTGTTATCGGATGGGTGCTTTAGCCAAGAGTGGATATCGCCGGAAGAATCGTTATGGAGGTACACAGGCACACTTTTTCCTTCAAATGTCGAAGAAGTTTTAAGGCTTGCGACGTCAATAAGGACTAAGGAGGTGGGGGTCTCCTTTTTAAATAGAAACAGATCAGCCGCAGAAAGAGGACCAAAATCAATCTTTGTCAGTCTCTTTAAGCTATCATATGAACTAGCAAATTTTGACAAATTGAAATCAAAATGCCCCTTAACAGACTCTACCATCTTCTGCGTTAGTAGCTTGTGCGTGTCACTTGAAGCGTTGAAATCTTCGCAGATTTTCACTTCGATGGCAGCACCCGAAACGGCACGAGCATCTGTTAGTTGGCGCCATGTGTGTGACTCTTTCGTAGCACTTTCAATTAAGGACCAGTCAGACATGACATCTTTGATAAGCATTCTCTTACTCCTTTAGTTTAGTTTTAAGAATTTTCGCTCTGTGTCTTCCTCCTTGCAAGAGAACCACAACATCGCACTTACCATATAACACATTACGCAAAGCTGTCAAGCTTAGTTCGCCCCAGCCTTTCTCTGTCCGCAATAAGACTTGGCTAGCTCCCTTGTTGGCTAATTTGACAGCATCGCGGTAAACAGCCGATAGGGAGGAATAGACGCCGTGGAATGTGTCGTCGCCATCAAATAGGCAGTAGGTGTAGATTTTGGTCATTTACCACACGCTTTGCATTTAGACACAAACTTGGCTTTTCTCTCCTTCATTCCAATCTTAATTTTTTTGAAGTTCTCGACTTTATCCTCAAGCAATTTCCCGTTATGTAGAGCCTTAATGCGCTCGCCTGTGTAGGCGCCACACAACACAATTGTTTGTGAGGGCACATAAAGGATGTATTCACCGGGGTGTGGGTAGGCTTCTTCTGTAATGTCGTAGAATTCCATTAATCATCCAAAGTCATTGACTGATCATAAGACCGGTATTTTAACTTTGTAAGAACATCAAGAAGTTGGTTTCGCCTCAGCAACTTAAAGGCAATGTTCTCGGGGCTGAATTCCATAGCCTCTGTGTCCAGTCCTGCTTGCCTCATAGAGCGAATCTTTTTCTTAATGCGGTCAACGTGCGTCATAACTTTTTCAAACTCTCCACGGGCGAATAGGGCGGCAACACCGTTGATTTGCTGCTCTATGTCTGCTGCCTTTTTCTCGGCTGTCTCCAGATCTATGGCACGGTCAATTTGTTCTGGGTGTTGGATCCAATCATCATTCATAACAGAATAAATGCCCGATGAAGTATGACTTTCATTCACATCCTCAACATAGAGTTCCACATCGTAGTCTTTGATTTTGATGTCGTGTAGTTCATTCCAACGCAAGCGCTTGGCATCGAACATTTCCTTCACCAAGCTCCTGTTGTCGTCTACATCGGTAAAGTCAATAACAATGTGGAGGTCTATATCTGAATACTTAGACCAGTTGTAGTTTGCGAGCGAGCCCGTAAAGCGCACGTCTCGAATCTTTGCTTTGAAAGGTAGGTTGTCTACAAAGTCTTTTGCGATTAACAGAAGGCGATTTTTGATTGGTGCCCTCAAGCGATCTTTAAACCAAATCTGAGGATCTAATTGATCATTGATTGAGAAGCCCTCGGGATCAACCTCTAAGGCTTCTTCAAATCTAAGCGAGTCGGTGCCGAATGGCTTGACGTTTTTAGTGTAAGGACTTCCTGAGCCCTTGTTCTTCAGTCCGCCAGCAGATGTATACATCTTGCCATTCTTACGGCGCTGGCTCTTGTAGCGTTGCTGAGCGGAGTTGCCGGTTATCTGTGATGGCTCCGGTCTCTTGCGTTGATCAACTTTCTTCTGGCTCATTATTCTTTACCTCTCCTGTAGCAGTGTAAATAGTCTGTCGTCCGTCATCATAGGTAATGATTGTCCCATTGGTTGGGTGAGAACTAACGTGGATCTTAATAAAGTCATCAAAATTATCAAAGAAGGCGATGCTTCCACGCGGGCTCGGAGTCAGCCAGTGGATCACAGTGTGTCCTGTTGCGAACACGCAGCCTTCAATCACCACTCCTTCACCAGAGATGCCGGTTTCGTCACTTTGTCGGCAGACAGTGAATGTAGTCATTCCCTGCGGTGCCTTGTTGGTTAGCTTTTTCGGCTTTAGGTCTTCTACCTCCGTGCTAACACTAGCAATTGTTTCCGACATTATGCTTCTCCTATTGGTTTTTGTTTCAGCAATTCGTCTATAAAAAAACTATCCAATGCTTCTTGGACAGCTTTATCTGATTCTGCCTCATCTGGGCAGCTTTCATCCATTATTTCTTTTATTAGCTCTATTCTTTCATTAAAAGACTTTAAATTTACATCAATAGTCTCTATTCTGCCCTTCAACTCTTCGTAAGGGCAGTCTTTTTTCTTTTTATCCATAATTTACTCCATAAAAACTTGGTGCCAATCAACATTCCAAGTTGGAACAACAATAACGAAATTGTTGAGGATTTGTAAGCCGTATTGGGTTCTACCCACATCTAAGGCCATCACAATTCCGATTAGGTCACCTTTTTCGTCAAAAACACCAGACCCGGAAGCACCAGACCAAGCATATGATTGTAGTATTAAGTAGTCCGGCCCCAGCCCAGCGATAGTTCCAGTCCAAGTAGTAGGGCCTACACTATTAGGATAACCCGTGTAGTAAGCCTTGTCAAGTAAATTGAAACTCTTTTTTGGATTAGCAAGGCGCCGAGGAATTTTAATCGGATTACGAGTTATCATTTGTGCTATTTCTATTACAGCGTAGTCCTTCTTGTGGTCGATGAAGGTAATCTCTACACAATTAGAATGCTCTTTTATGTAGGAAACTCTTATTAACGAACACTCCCCGATGATGCCGTGGGCAGAGGTAAGAACATAGAACTTGTCGGCGTGAGTAAAATAGGTGCCGCTCAACGATGATAAACTAAACTCGCCTTGTTTGATCGAGAAAACCTGAACGGCTGAATTGACCGAATGACGAACGGCTTGCTTTTCGTTTATCGTGTAGCTATTGGACAACTTATCAGCAGAGTGAATAGTCTTCTGTTCTTGTGGAATATTAAAGAGATAAAGAAAGAGGGCCAATCCAAAAAGTGTGCCATAGGCTATAATCCTCAAAGCTTTCTGGATTTTTCTCATCTTTGTTCTCCTAAACCTGACGCTGGTAAGAAATGAACACCGGAACCTCTTCTACTCCCGCTTTGATAGCATAACGTAAATCGTCTTCATTGCCGGTGATCTTCGCTCTCCCATTCTTGCCTATCGCTAAGTAAATAGGGTCGTGCGGACCCATTTCTATAAATTTCTGATAGCCGGCGTCGAAGTGGTGACCGTGTTTGCGCGGGACTCTTGACAACAAGTGCTCCAAATCCTCCACTGGCATCATAACGCTGTAACGGGTTAGATTAAAGTTGGTTGGGCTGTCATACATCACTCCACCCTCAACCCAATCGGCTGTGAGTTGTTGAATTGTCGGAACAGGGGTTGCTCTGCCCGGCGATTGGCGGCGAGACGATCCCAAGAAGTATTCTTCTAGTCTTTGTTTGCTTGTCTTAACCAAATCAGCCGTCTTTACCTTGTGAATTCTAATGCGCCCATCGATCTTGCGGATTTGTGGAAGCAAAATTTGTCTAACCCAGTCTAACCTGCTTTTTTGCCCCTGAAGGGCAAATTTGAGGCGCTGTAATGAGACGGTCCTGCTGCCTTGGGTCTTTTTCGCACTACCAACTGTCCTGACAGTTGTCACATCTGGAATTGCACGAATAATGTTGTGGATGTCAGTAATCTCAAAGCCCTGCCCAAGAGGATAAGACACAACAAAGTCTATCTCGTAGACACGGACATCGAGCGGATTGGGGTTTGCCTCTTGTAGAGGCAAGTTTGTGTCGCTATTTGTCTTGGCTTTGAAGTCTCTCAACCTATCGGCAATCATCTTCTTGACTACTTTTGAAAAGGCATTTGTGATTAACTCAAAATTGTTGTCATAATATTCTATAAAAGGCCCAAAGGCTGGTAATGTTTCGCTTCCGATCTTCAGTGAGAACTTATATTCAATTCGGTTTGTGGTAGAGTCTAACATTTGACCGGATCTTGGGTTCTCAGTAGTTTTGCTGCGAATGATCTTGATGCCAGCATACAAATTAGACTCAAAGAATTTTGAAAGTCTTGCTGTGTCCCATATGCTGTCGATCTTTTTCTCGTATTCTGGGCCATAATTCATTTTCATTTGCTTTTTAGCAAAATCTGCGGCAGCCCTTTCTGATTTGGCCAACTCTTCTATTATCTCATTCCTGAAAGCAGGAGTAGTTGCGTAGCCATTACTTCTCAAGCCCCCTCTTATCGTAGGGTGATCTATAAAGTTGAGTGTAAAGAGAATAGTGGTCATCTCGTCTAGTGTAGTGCTAAACAGAACACCCGAAGACACAACATCAATTTCATTGTAGCTGCCCTCTATGACTTGGAAGTTATTGAATTCTTCTTCAACTTTATCAGCGTAGCTCTTTACGCCCGATTGGCCCAGTAGTTTTCTTTCTATCAAGAGACTTTCGATGTCGTCCTGCGCGTCTTTAACATCTCGGACAAAGTTTGAAGCTACGTCTAAAAATTCTTCGTAGCCGCGAACGGACGACTCATCGCCGCTGTTACGAATAAAGTTTTCATAAATTCCACCAAGATCAGTAAAGATATAATAGTAGCTTGCTTTTTCGGGGCGGTCGAGATCCAAGCCAATAAGCGCGGGACCAGCATCAAGCTCAGAAAGAATTTCTACATCCCACTGCTCCCTTTCGTTGATGGCGTTAACGTCTTCTTCATTAATGATGTCCACGATGTCATTTTTGATGTCTGACCCGCCATCGTTGTCATTGATCTTAGCAGCCAATTTTTTCGTCATCTCAAAACTTTGGATCGGGACTACAATGTGACTGACCCCATTGAGCCACCAGACACCCTGATCTAAGTCCTCCTCTATTTGTAAGCCGTCAAGGGAGACACCAGTTAATCTTTGCATGGAGAAATATCTATTTTCGAGGTCTTCGCATTCTTGACGCAACTCCTCGGCTTGTTGTTCAAGAGTGTTTATAAACTTTACCCCGGGTGAGCGTGCAATCAGTCCGGCGGTCATCCTATGAAAGCCTTCTTGGTCGTTAGAATGCTCGCCTGTTTCTTCAACCTCCACAGTATCCGTGGCATCGATAAACCAAGCAATGTGTTTCCAAACGGATTCAGGAGGAGCATCATTGGACCTTCCTTTAATTTGGAAAATGGTCTTGTTGTAGGAGTTATAAGAAATGGTCACATAAGATTTTGAGAGCTTTTTACCCTTATCTTTCTTGCGTAGAGAGTATAGTGTACCTCGTTGGTCTTCTCCACAATGACCCATCCTGTCCGCCTCCGTCGAGCATTGACTGGACTGAAGATCATACCAATAAGACCCATCGTCAAATGTGTGCATAATTTGGTCGGGATCTTCTTGGTTTTGCTGAAACTCATAACATTCTTTTTCTGCTACATCCCAATCACTGGGCGGGAAGTCCTTTATTATCTCGTAGTTGTTGGGGTTCTGGTTGAGAGTAACAACGACATTTTCTATTTTGCCCATAAAATCACTAAAAACCTTACCTTCCGCCTCATCAACAAAAAGCGTGACGGTGTTTATAATCACATCGCTAATGCCTAACTTGCGGGAGTTCTTTATGAAGGACTTTTTGGCTTTCGGCCATTTCTTGATTGGCTGTCCGACAATAGTCTCCGCGTACTGCGTTAGGATGTTGAAGTCACCTTTTTGGAAGCGGACTTTGTAGGCGTCCTCGATGTCTTGATACTCTCCAAAGAATCGGGCTCTTAGGTAAGGCCCGCGTAGTCCGTATTCTTTTAGAGCATTCCCGACCCATACACGACCTTTCTCGCTGGCGTCGGGGAGTTCCATTCTAATCCTAGCTACACTGTCTTCACTAAGCCCTATATCGCCCAGACCCTCAGTTAGCAACTCTTCGCGAAGGTGACGAAACCATTTATCTGTAGCAAACGACATTCTATTTCTCCTGTTACCCAATAAATAGTTTTGTTTTTTCTATTTCCTGCCGTAATCGTCCTCTAATCTCACAACATCGTCAAGATGTGGGGTAGAAACTTCCATTATTTCAACATCGCTCTCGTTTGCACCAAAGCGATGGACTTGCAGGGGGCTGACGTGGAAGCTCTCGCCGGGAGATAGCCTTATGACTTTATCTTCGTCGTCATAAATGTAGAGAGTGCCAGAGAGCACATAGACTGTCTCTTCTTTCACTCTATGAAATTGTAATGATAGGCGATGTCCTGCGTTGATGTGGAGCAACTTGCCAACGTAATTAGCCGTTTCGGCCCAGATTAACTCGTGGCCCCATTTCTTATTTACTTTTCTCATTTGAACCTCATCTGGATGTAGATAATTGCGGTTGCGAGAGCAGCCGACATAATGTTTTTTGTTGTGAAGAATGCTTCACCCATAAAATACCAGAAAAAAACCGGCATCACAACAAATGACAGGGCGAATATATAAAACCGGGGTGCCCAACCACTTTGAAAAAATTCGTAGGCGTAACGTAATCCATAAATGAAACACAGTGCAGATGGTATTGCGCTAACAACAGCAATCCAAATTGTGTTTTCCCTTGCCCACTCCCAAACAAATTGAGAATAGGATGAAAACCAAGTTATTGTTTGCCCAATAATAAAGAGCGCCGTAGCAATTAGCAGTTTGTTAATCATTGTGTAGAATTATTTCCTTTGCGTTTTGTTCATTTGTTAGTTTACCCGATTCATCTAAGAAAGTCAAGTTAAACTTGTCTTTGTAGGTCTTGAGTCTCGGGTGGAAATCGTAAACCACTGCCGCCTTTTTGTCCATTGAGAACAGAGAGTCTAACAGTTTGTTGTGGTTAAACTTTGTCTCCTCCAAAGATTCAGTCGCTCCGTGTTGAAATAGGTTGAATGAGAATCTGCCAGCGTGGATAAAGATGTGTGTTGCTTCCTCTACAACGCCTATGGTTTCCTCCATTTTTTTATTTGGACTCCCAATAAGGTGGAAGTTTTTTGGAGCAAACTGACGCAAATCGTTGGTCGCGAAGGGGTTGTAGTTCTTGGTGTCGAACTCTCCGTGGGTAATCATTCCAAGAGTGCTGCACCTGTTGAGAAGGAAGAAGAAAGCAGATCGAACATAGGGATCTTTGTAACGAGCCCAGTCTTTCTGTAGAATGTCAAAAGTTTGTTCGTTCAAAGAAGGAAAAAGATGGTTTGCTATGTCGGCTATCTTCTTTGGATTTTCCAAAGCACAAGCCCAAAACTCATAAACAACATACTTTGAAGCATTCGCCACTACGAATCTATCATCTTCAGCAAGGTTTAACTCAAGAGAGCCATCATAAAACAGATGACTCTCTACAATAGAACCTTTAGGGATGATGTCTTTAATTGCCGAAAGGCTATTCGTTCTCTTCTTGAGGTTCTTGATTGGACTGCGCATCTAACATCTCCTTAAACTGGGCCACTCTGTCTTGTAGATCCCCTACATCAGGGAGTCCCGAAGGCTCTGGCGGCTTGTGTTCCTGCTCTGGTGGTGCTGACTTGAAGCGGACATAGCCCTCAACAATGTTTTGAACATCTCCCAAGGCTATGTCTATTCTTGCTAACTTCTGTCGCAAGTCATCAATCATCTCAATTCCGCTAAGGTCCATAGGAACATAGCTGAAAGAACAGTGGGTAATCTCTGCCAATTTATTTCCTGTGTTATCAAAAAGCCTATTGACTTCTTTATCAAGTTCATCAAGCTCAACGGAATACTGAATGTTTACTCGTTGTCCCATTTTTAACCTCTCAATAGTTGGCTGCGGCTATTCATCAGGGCCGTCTCTACTGCGTTGGGATCTCCAACTACGACTATCTCTGTTCCAGTAGTGCCTTTATCAATTGTGATCTTGGAGAAGCGATGGCCTTTCTTTAACCCCTCGGTAAGCATCTCTTGTTCATTGAGGGCTCGGATTTGATGCTCCTCTCTTACCATGACAACATGCTCTGGGTTTACAAAAACCTCTCGCAATGAATAGCGGCGCCCGCTTGTTACAGCACCCGTGCCACATATCTCTGTAAGTTTAACTAGCATTTTCTAACTCCTTTGCTATTGGATAAATATCTCTCATTCGCACTACCCAAATTTGATCTCTGACATAAACAGAGCCCCATTTTGGATCTTTTCCGTCTCTTTCCCAGAACAAAGCCTTGAGGGGCTTTTTCAATTTTAGATAGTCGGAAGTTGTTGACGTGGTGTCTAACTCTCTTATTAAGAAAGCATCCTGTGGAATGTGAACTAAGTCGCCTCTTATCATTGCTCTGCCTGAATGATTCCATAATTAGTGGTAATCAGTGTGCCGGCGCAAGAAGCTGCATTCTTTAGTGCGGACTTGGTTACCCTAACTGGGTCTAGAATCCCCTTGTCATAGAGGTCTACTAAGACACCTGATCTAAAATCATAGCCCATTCCTTCTACCTCACTGAGGATATGGTTCAATAGTAAATCTTCACTCTTGCCGCCGTTCTTACACATCTGGCGGAAGGGGGCCTCACAGGCATTCTTTACAATTGTCATTCCAATCGCTTGTTCTTCGTGGTCAGTTGTAATCGTGATCGCTTGGCTGGCCCTCAGCAGAGCCGTTCCACCACCGCCGATTACTCCCTCTTCCTGAGCAGATCTCACTGCTTCTAATGCGTCCTCAATACGATGCTTGCGTTCGGTCATCTCTACCTGGGTTGCGCCGCCAACATGGACAACAGCAACACCTGAAGATAGTCGCACAATGCGACCTTGAATTCGTTCGCACTCGGCAAAATCATCTGTGTTAGAGATCTCGGCTTTCAGGCTACCAATTCGTGTCTCGACTCCTTCGTAGTCGCAGTTGCCTCCAACAATAATAGTGCCGACCTTCGTGCTCTCAACAGACTTGGCAGAGCCAAGTTGTGCTAAGGTTATGGTCTGTAGCTTCTGGCCTGATTCTCGGGTAATGAATGTCGCACCAGTTGATAAAGCGAGGTCGGAAAGCAAGTTTCGGCGCTCTTCTCCATAAAACGGGGCTTTGATACCGGCAATCTTCAAAGAGCCTCGCATTGCGTTCATAATCATTGCGGCAAGTGCCTGCCCCTCAAGGTCTTCAGCAACAATGATCAGGGGTCGAGACTCTCTTGAGACCAACTCAAGAATCGGAAGGATTTGTTCTACCTGGACAATCTTGTAATCAGTGACCAACACAAGCGGTTCTTCGTGATGCATAATGTTGCGGCGCTCATCGTTAATAAACGCAGAAGCACAGTAGCCAGCGGCAAAGCGGAAGCCCTCTGTAACATCGATAGAGGTTTCTAAAGACCGAGACTCTTCAATTGTGATAGAGCCATCTTGTCCAACTTTATCAACAGCCAGAGCAATGAGATCGCCAATAGTCGAATCGTTGTTGGCTGAAATAGTAGCGATGTGTTTGATATCTTCAATGCTAGTAACCGGTCTTGCCATCTCCGTAAGGTTTTTGTTGATTTCTGCAACTGTGGCATCTATTCCCCTTTGTAGTTCGATTGGCGAAACGCCGGCGACTATGTGCCGCTGTGCTTCGTTTAGGATCGCTCTCGCAAGAACAGTGGCAGTGGTTGTGCCGTCTCCGGCGCTTGTGTTAGTTTCATTTGCTGCTTGGCGAATAATCTGGGCGCCAGCGTTTTCAAACACATCGTCCAACTGAACAAACTGTGCTACTGTAACGCCGTCCTTTGTTGCGAATGCTGTCTTGTCTTTTTCTTTGAGCAGAACGGTTCTGCCCTTTGGTCCGAGAGTAGAAGAGACATAATCAGCCAGAATGTTGGCTCCGGCTAGAATCTTCTGTCGTAGTTCTTCGTTGTTAGCGAAGACCATTTTATTGGTCATAAGTCCTCCGTGTGTTGTTTATATTATAACCATTTCTAAGCTTTTGTCAAGCTTTATTCAAAGAAGTCGCCCAACTTGTCCAATTCCTTTTTATCAAACCCTTTGTCCTTATCAATGGAATAGAGGCAAACATTCAATCTAGGCCCTTTTTTCCCATCTCTGCTTGCCTTGCGCTTAACAAATTTAAACACACTGCCGGGATCATTGAACACAACCTCGGGAGAGTAAAACTTGTCCTCTATGTAAAACAAGTCAATGTCTGAGAACCTTCTTTTTAATTGCGCCCTGACTTCTTTTGAGCTTGCTTTCTTGCCCTCTATGGAAAGTTCTCTAATCTTTTTTTGCGGACTATCTTCATCGTATTTTACAAAGCTATCTGGCAATGTCGCTATTTGAATAAATTCTGCGTTACTGCCGAGCCTACGTTTTATTTCAATATCAACATAGGCGTCGACAGAGCCATCAGGTGAGAGAAACCCTAAACTCAGATCGGGTCCGGGCTGTCCTGGTTTGGCGTTGCTAACAAAATCAAAAAATTCTTTTTCATCAATCTCAGCATCACGAAAAGAGGCGAACAGGTCTTTTAGCTCCTTCTCTAATCTGGTGCCGCTGTTCGCTCCACCTGACGAGCCTCTACCGATTTTTAGACCAGCCACCTTATCATCTTTGAATTTAAGATAAAGTTGATCCGATTCTTTTTTGCTTTTGGGTCTTATCTTGACATAGTTTGAATCCCTGCCAGTCCCCAGCGCAAAAGGGAGGTCCATCAGCATTACTTCTATATTCTCAAAGTTTTTTTGAAGCCAATTTCTAGCCTTCTCTCTCCGGGGGCCGGTTAAGTGATCCTTTGCTTGTTCTAGATCTGCTCCTGTTGGGAATCCCTCTTCAAGAACCTCGTTGAAGATCTCAAGCAAATTCAATAAACTATCAGGCATAATTGCTCCTTACATTATCTCATCGGCTAAACCATACTTGACTGCTTCTTCGGCGTCAAGATAGATGTTAACCTTTTGATTAAGTAGCTTCTCCAGCTTCTTGCGGGTGAATTTGGTGTTCTCTACCATAGCAGCGATGTAATCATCCTGAAGCTGCTGGATGGCTTCTAATTCATTCGCTAGGTTTGGGAGGATGCCAAAGTTGCCTGCCGCTACGTTGTGAATCATTATGCGGCAATTCTTGCCAACCTTGCGCTTGCCCTTGGTTCCCCCTGCGAGGAGAAGAGTTCCAGCAGACATTACCTTGCCGACGCCGATGGTGTGAATCTCTGTTTCTTCTTTGACTGTTTCCATAACATCATAGAGGGCGAACATATCATCTGCGCTTCCTCCGTAGGTGTTGATAAAGAATTGGATGGGCTTAGACTCTTCCTTTTCCTTATCTCGCATCTTGTTAGTCTCATTTAGATAGAGTAGAGCCTGTGTTAATTCAGCGATCTTCTCATCGTTCACGTCTGAATAAAGTCCGATAACTCGCAACTCTGGCTCTGGCGAACCACCAAGCATCTCACTGAGGCTGATGGGCTTCAAATTTTCTGTAGCAGGTGCGCTTTCGGCGACCGGCTTCTTTGATAACTTTTCTAGAATCTTTCCTATAATCTTTTTAATCATTTTCGGCTCCTGTTCTAAATAGAATTGCTAATTGTTTATTACTCTCTAAAAATCTCATAGCAGAGCGCCAATCAGTGTAAGGCATAGCTTTTCTGAAAATTCCAGAGTGTGCTAAGGTCAAATGCTTTACGGCTCCCTCCTTGAAGTTCAACATAATTTTCTCTTGAATCTGCTTTTCTGCTCTATAAGCTTCGTCGTCTCGGGTCAAGCCTCTATCGCGCAGTGCGGATAATTTAACGGTGTTGGCATAGCTAAATTCCTCTATACACTTAACCAAGATAGAAAGTCCAATGATGTTTGACATTCGGACAATTGCCATTGATTGCCCTGCTGCGTTCCTAATGGAAATTAGAAAGCCGATTAGGCATCCGAGAGCCAAGCAAGTTATCGCTGTTAGAAAATACCAGAACATCAAACCTCCAAAAAAAATAATCACCTAGGATGGTTACCTAGATGATTATTATAACGGCTTATGAGAACTTGGTCAAGCTATTATTTTGAAGCAAGGCGACGGAAGATACGTTCGGCTAGCTTGTTCGCCGTATCATCCTGCTTTTTCTCACGGAGAAGGCGTGCAGCAACGCGGCGAGCGACTTCTTGTACAATGTCTTCGTCGCTTTCCATCATTGGTTCTTCTGCTTCTTCGTCGTCATCGACATCCATCTCCATTCCTGCTTCGGGAGCGGCATCACCCACTGGATCACCACCTTCTTCGGCTTCAACTTCACCCCCCATTTCCATTTCCTCTTCACCGACCTCTACATCAGCGTCAAGGCCGAGTAGATCTGCGAGCTTGTCTACGATGTCCGCAAACTGCTCTTCTTTGCCGCCTTCCATCTCGCCCATCTCGGCGTCCATGTCAGCGCCCATATCCATTTCCATGTCGCCGCCGGGCTCTTCACCCATCTCGGCGCCCATATCCATTTCCATATCACCCTCGGGTGCTGGAGCTTCTGCGTCCATCTCCATTTCTTCTTCCTCGGCTTCCTGCATGTAATCATCACGCACACCAGGAACTTTCTCTTTTTCTTCTTCGTCACGAGCGCCGGGCATATCGTATCCTATGCCGCCCATCTCTTGAAGAGGCTTGATGTTTGCCAGTTTCATGAACTGGCGGATTTCTGATTCTGTTAGTAGTGTTTTACGGCCCATTTTGTTTAGTTCTCCTTAAAAACTCAAAATAAATAGTGTTCAACTTGCCAATAAATCATAAATTTGTTCTTTGGAAAGTCTTTTCTGTAATTTAATTAGTGCCTTGTCTTGAATTTGTTTTATCCGAGCGAAAGAAAGACCTTCGCGTTTAGCAACGTCTCTTAAGGCCATAGCACCACTCTGGTAGATTGAGATTAAAGAACAATTATATTCTTCTTTATAATCAATGTTAAATCTACACTCTGAAGCGTCACAACTTTCTTTGTCTTTAAGACACTGCTGCGCGCAAACTAAAAGTTCGTTTTTATTCATAGGTCTGGAAACTCCTGTGCAATTAAGTCAAATAGGTTTTCTTTATCAGCCTCGTCTAAGAAGCCAAAATCTTCAAGAACCTCTTGTCCCTTCTTTTTTAATTTGGCGCTCTTGCTGAAACGTCCTCGGCTCAAGATCTTATGCTTAAAGACATAATCATCTATAAAAGCTGTAATGTTCGGGTCTTCTTCTATTACGCCGTCGATGACTGCTCTAAAAAGCATTGACATTGGGATTTTATTGTGGCGCAACCTAATGAGCAGCCGGGCATGATCGTCGTCGGTAACTCTAAAACGAATGTCCTTGAGTTCTTGACCATAGTTATATTCTTTGTCCTTGGGCACTACCACTTCCTTGTGGTGATGTGCGTCCGGCTTTCGCCAAGTCCGGCATTGGTCTGACGGATAAATTCGGCTTTTGTTTGGAATTGTGCTATAGAGCGAGCGCCGGAGTAAGAGAAACCAGACCGAATGCCGCGCTTGAGATCTTCAAGAATGTTTGTCACTTTGCCACGATAAGGAACAGTAGACGAAACACCCTCAAAAGACGAGTATTTTCCACGCCAATCAACCTGCGCTTCTTTTGAGGCCATTCCGCGATAGGTTTTGTATTTTATTCCCATCTCATCTGTGAACACCTCGCCGGGCGTCTCTCTTGTTCCTGCGAGAAGCGAACCAAGCATAACAGCATCGGCACCAGCGGCTATTGCTTTTACAATGTCACCAGCGTTACGAATACCCCCATCGGCAATGATGGATACATCCCGGTCAGTCTTGTCACAATCAAAGATTGTTTGGAGGCCCGGCTTGCCATGACCTGTCTGAATTCTGGTAGAGCAGATAGAGCCTCCCCCAATGTTACAACGAACCGAGTTGGCACCCCAATCAGCAAGAGCGTTAATGCCCGAAAGGGTGGCCACATTTCCAGCCATGATATGGATGTTACCGCCGAAAGTTTTTCTTAGGTTCTCAAGGGCTTCTTTCATCATTATGTGATGTCCGTGAGCAACATCAACACAGAGAAAGCGACAGCCTTGTTCCAGTGCGGCATGGGCGCGTTCAAGATAGTCTCCAGACACACCAATGGCGCCCCCTATATTGGTAGCACCCATAGAGAAGGCCCTACCGATCATTCCAGATTGTGTTTCTATGCTACAATATCTGTGAATAACGGCAGTTCCGCCGGCCGAATGCATAGACCTAGCCATGAATTCTTCAGAGATTGTGTCCATCGGCGATGAAACAATCGGAAACTCAAGAAAGAGGTTGTTCCCAAGATCAGTTGAGATGTCCACTTCAGATCGAGAGCGGATATCGGAACACTTCGGAACGAGGAGGACATCATCGTATGTTAGTGCTTCTTTCATCTTTGTTCCTATTGTTGTTAATAAACTGCCTGATTCCCGTCTGATGATACCAAGTTTCTTTATGGGGCTTCTTGGGTTCTTCCAAGAAACGAATAACCGGCTTTATCCCACCGGTCTTTACAAAGCATATGGCGGGAACACCTTTAAAGCCATATTTTTTCTCAAGGCCGTCTCCGTCTTCCATATTAAAAGCGTAGAAATGAACTCCATCATAGTCTACAGCAATGTCAACAAAGAGTGGCTTTAGTGCATGACACAGGTGGCAGTTCGAGCCGTAGAGCTTGATTACCACCTCGTGAGGCGCCTTTACCGCGCCGCTTAGAATCTGTTCTAGATTGCGGCGATTTATTCTTTTAACTCCCATCTTCATATCCTTCTATGATGCGGTCGAGATACCAACGGGCTTTCTTGAGGTCTTCAAGAGGTTCTGCCTTGTGTTGGTGCCTCGCAACATATTTTACCACGTTGCCACCGTTAAAGTCAAGTCCCCAATCTTCAATAGCGTCGATTACTTCGATATTTCCGCTGTTGTAGTGCGGTGGGTGGTTCACGGCTTCGCGGGCGGCGATGCCTTCTAATCCTGTCTTTACTTGGTTCAAGTAGTTTAGGGCTACCTCTTCGGTGCCGGTGGGGTCTTCAATTCCGTGCGAGTCGAATGGGTCAATCAATTGTGTTGACGTGGGCATCTAGCACCTCCTTTGTTTTTTCGATGCATTGGGGGCAGAATAGGGATACGCGAGTGGGATTCTCGCGCACCACTACTCGCCAAGTCATTGCGTGGTCTTTGCTTTTTTTGTCGAATGGTTCGTCACATGCTGAACAGTTGTCCGGCCTGTGTCCGAAGGTGGAAATTTTTTGGGCAAGTTTTTCGTTGCCGCCATTCTTCTTTTTGAGGCGTCTTCTGGTTGCTCTATTCACGGACGCTCCATTCCTGTGATGCGTGGTCCGTTAAATGAGGTCTGGCGGAATACGATCACGGCTGATGGGAATGGTGCGGAGTTGGTCTCGTCACCAAACTTGATGCGCCCACGCACAAAACGAATCTCGTCTGCCTTCATCACGTAGTCGTGCCAATATTTGGTGTCAGTGCGGGCAGGAATAAGCATCACAACAGTCGTGCCGCTCTTCTGTCCTTCTTCATAAGCCTTGCGGACCCATTCTTTCAGGGCGCGGCCATAGGGCGGGTTTAGAAAAACCGTGTTACCTGACCAATCCTGAGACAGGCTATCGTCCGCCTCTGTAAAGTGGTTTTTTACCTTATAATTGCTAGACGACGCGGCGGCGTCCAAAGTAAATGGCCCGAAGATACTGTCAAGCTTATCGAAGAAAGATTGGGGGGTTGCCCATTCGTTGTTTTGAGAGCTAAACATTACCTTCTGCGTGTTCTTATTCATCTATCCTCCAAAAATTTGTGATTTAATGCGTGAAATGTTTCTATATGTATTCTTATAACCGTTGTGAATTGATTCGTCAAGGATTGTCTTTGAATAAATTATCTGGGCGATGGCGTCATTGATGAAGTCTTTGGCAACTTCATTACGAGGACCAGAAATGATGCCTCTTACAAACGGAATGTCATAGTTAAAGACAGCAACAATCTGTAGTTTGTCTCCGACAAGACGTTCTTCAACATCCCACATAAAGTTTGTCTCTCCGAGCGGCTTAAGATCGATGTTGAACAGGCCGCTTGTAAAACTGACTGACGTTGTTGTGACTGTTGTGGTAGGTGAGGCTGGAAATTTTGGCGCGGAAACAACGCTGACGATTTTCTCCCTTTCTTTGTGAACGGCGGGAGGTCTTGGCTTTTGTTCCGCTAGTGCTGCCTCTCTCGTGTTTATGTAGGAAGAAAAGTTTCTTGGCAGCTTCTCCCTTAATCCTTCCAAGCCAGTAAGGATCTTTGTGTGCTGTGATAACGGCACGAAGACCTCCGTGGATGTCGGGGCAGACTCAATTGTCTTCTTTATCTCATTTACAAGACCAGATTGAAAAAAGAATGCCCGGCGGAAGCCTCTGTCAATCGCTTGATTGGGGCTAATTGTCTTCATTGGAGTCATTCTCAAGTAATCGTCAAGTTTGTTGCCACACCACAACACTATTTGGTACTCTGCCATGGCAGGATCTGTAATCCCTGGGATGCCCATTGAGTAACCACTTGCGATGATTCTATCGTTTCTCACAATAGTTAACCCAGAGTGCATCTTTTCGTTGCCTCTTAGTAAGAAGGAGATCTTGAATTCTAAATCACCAAACTTTACAACCTTCTTGTCGAACTCGGGGTTCAAGACCTTGCCAAACGGGCTCAAGAAGCCAATCTTGTTTCCATTCAGCGTCACATTTATATTTTTCTTTTTAAAATTTATAGCGTAAGTTCTTGAAATAAACACCCGAAGGTGTCCCAGATCGACATCAGAGAACTTCTCTTTCAATTTGGGAATAATTATCGTTGTGCCGCTGGATGACTCTGAGGCTTTGTGTTCATTCCAATTGTTTTGATAACTCTCGAAATCCTCGTCACCTTGCGGAATAGATTTGATTTCGTATTGCCAGTTGTCATTGGGCTCGGCTTTTCCCCAAGTGAAGTTGCCATCTTGTAGAGATAGGACTGTTGTCCCGTCACCTAGAAAACTGGTCGCCGACTTGAATCCATAACCAAACTTGCCTGTTTCACCCTCAGAGTGTTCGTTTCTCTTGATGCGAAACATCGACACCATAGTTTCTAGATTCAGGCCGGCGCCGTCGTCGCTAATTATGATTTGATGTGGCTCACAAACAATCTTAACAGTCGTTGTGTTCCCGTATTCTCCAGAGTTGTCAATCAACTCGGACAAAGCAGTGTTCTTGTCCGGGTATATTCCTAAAGCCCCGTAGAGGGCTTCCTTCTCTGGTGGTGCTGCTTCTGTTAAGATTGTTTGTGCCATTTCTTATCCTCCTGTGCTGCCTAGTGCCCCATCACCTCTTTTCGAGATTGAGATCTCATCACTATACAAATCGTTGTCGAGATTCTCCATTGCGCGGAAAGGAACAACTGGGATCATAACTAGTTGTGCGATCTTGTCTCCGTGATAAATGTCCTGACTGCGAGAGCCAACATTGTGTAGGTTGATGAAGACCTCACCGTCATAGCCAGAATCAATTACGTGTGCGCCTACCACAAGTCCGCGCTTGGCGGCGATGCTGGATCGGTTCATCACTTGTAACATATAGCCGTGTGGGACACCAAACTTCAACCCTGTTGGGATGAGAATCGAGGAACTCGGAAGAACACTCTTGTAGTCTCCAATCTTGTTAAAATGGGCGAAGATGTCCAAGCCGGCATCTGATGGATTTGAGCGAGAAGGTGCCTTAACCTGTTCCTCTAATTTATGATACTCAAGGATCACGCCTCCTCCTTCGTGCCGCCCGAGAGCATCTGGAAATTGTCGTAGACTTCTTCAATGTCAATTTTATCTTTGAACAATCGCCAAGCCTTCACAGCCGCACGGATCTCGTCGGTGTTAAGCCAACCCTGCTCACGGAACTCCGTCCGTAGCTCTCGCTTCTGCTCTTTGTAAGGCTCGATGGCCTCTTCAATCGCGTTGAGTGACCGGATGTACTCTAGGACGTAGCGCTTCTTCTCTTCATGTGTGTCAGCCATTGTAAGACTCCTTGGTGGTTATGTTAGTAGTGTAACGGGTTATGCTGCCGCTGTCAAGCGTGCAGCTTCGTTTCTTTTGAGCTTGAACAGAGCAAGCTCCTTAGCTTTGGCCTCGATCATAACGTCGAGGTCGTAGCCATAGTCGTCAACAGGTCCGTTGACGTAATCAGAGTGTGCGTGGGGACGAATCTTAGCGTCTTTCTTCTCTTCCGCACGAGACTCAGAGTAGTGAACTACCGGCTTGATGTCGCCCCAAGTCGAGATAGCCAACTCCAGAGCTTGCTTTTCCGTAAGGTCTCCCGTGCAGAAAACGTGGTGATGATAATCAAAAACAATAGGAATGCCAGTGCGAACAAACACCCCATCGTAAAGCTCTTGAGTTGAGTATAGGCTTTGTCTATCATCGTTTTCCACCGTTAGTCTAGAGGTTACTGAGGCTGGTAGGCGCTCGAAGTTCTTGGCAAACGTGTCCAGCGCGACAGGCTTGTTGTTGTAGGCTGCGCCAACGTGAATGTTGATCTTGGCGTAGTGATTACGAGGTAGCTCTAGCATGTCGAAGAACTCGCCGTGAATCTCCAAGTCACGCTTGGTGTTGTTAAACACACGCTCCTTGGGGGAAGCGAGTTTGTTGAACGGACCAGGGTGTGAAGTGATACGAATGCCGTGCTGGCGAATGTAGTTGCCGGAGCGCTCGCACGCTTCGTAGATTGCCTCGTAATCGGGCATATCTTGTAGCTGATACTCCGACGCCCAAGGAAAGACGTTGGAGGACAGACGGAAGAAGTTGATGCCGTGCTGAACATTCCACTCAAGGATCTTTTGTAAATCAAGGATGTTCAGGAGGGCCAAGGACGAGGCGTACTTGATGCCCCGCTCCTGAAATGTTCTCTTGATCATCGTCCTATTCGTGGTAATTCTGTCCTTTACTTTGCCACCGAAATCCTGTGGATTCGACAACTGATGATTGATACACGCATAACCATAGTTCTTGCTCATGTGTCCTCCAACGACATAAATAATATAGCCCGTCAGGCGGCGTCTGTCAAGCGGTTCTCTTCACCGATTGTGCGGGGATTGTCAGAGAAATAAATCTTCTCGATGCCTAGTCTCGGACTAAACTGGTCCTCGATGTGGCGGCGGTAGTGCTCTTCGCCGTGGATGCGGCCCTCTGTGGTGCCCCAGGCGTCGAGTTCTCGCAAGACATCCATCTTGTTCACGACAAGGCGGTTCACCCCGTTCATATCGATTGCCTGTCGGATCTCTCTTGAATTTAGCCAATTACACTGCCTGACACGTCCTGTGGTGGCTCCAAATTCTTGTCCGACCTTCTGGATGTGTTCAAAAACTTCCCCCTCTGGCTGGAATGGTCTCTTGCCCACATAGGTCTCGTAAGCCTTGATTATTCCCCACACATTGCGGATAGAGCGTGGGTTAATGCCGTTCTGAATGGCAGCAGCCGTCCCTGTGTGTGAGGAGGTGACATAGGGGTAGTCGCCCCAGTCAGGGTCTAGCCAGAAGCCCTGAGCGCCTTCCATCAAGATTGCGGAATCACCTGAGAGTTCTTCGTAGATGTCAACCAGAAAAGGATAAAGTTCTGGGATGTCGGCAGCGCGGGCGCCAACACGAGCATATTTATCTCGGTAGGCAGGTCCATTGCCTGTTCTAGTGGTGCCGATTCGCTCGTCTTTGCCATCCTGCGCCTTATGAAGCGTGGTGATGATGTGAGCATTCTTAGCAATCTTTAGATTGTCTCTCACGTTGATGCCGTGAGACTCAAGGTATTCTATTTCTTCGAAGAGTCTGACCGGATCGATAACACAACCATTTCCAATAACGGAGGTAACATCAAAGAACACACCAGCAGGGATGCTATGAGTGATAAGTCTTGTTCCATTGTGGTAAATAGTGTGTCCTGCGTTGCAACCTCCATTAAATCTTACACAATGTGTATATTCTCCATTTTTGAGTAGGTGATGGGTTACCTTTCCTTTACCCTCGTCTCCGTGCTGAAGACCTATAACGATGTCTGTAATCAAGTTTCCTCCATATTTTTGGACTTGTACCAATATCTTAACATTGGTAACGAACTAAAGCAAGTAAAAAGTGCTGCCCATTCGCCGTGGCAGTTAAACAGATGTTCCAATTTGCCTCCTAAATCTGGAAATTTTGCCTCAAAAAAAATCTGATGAATTGCGTTTTTAGATTTCGTAAAGCTGTTTCAAAAACATTATTATTAATTCTACTCTCTCTTCTTCGGTCTCGCATTCGGCATAGCAAAAATTATAGGTTGATTGTTGGGACTTGATTTCTTGGCTTAAGTGGTCAACCTTGTTTTTCATCCATCGTGTCTGTTGCTTATAATTTCTAGGCAGCCTGATTTTAAATCGCTCTGAGAGATCGAGAAGAAAAAAGTAACGCTCTTCGTCCAAAGCCTGTTTGGCTTCCTTGAACATCTCTAGCCTATCAAGCTTCTCACTATCTGTCAAGTTCTCGACCTTATCGGGGTGTAAATGGACTGCTAGTTTTTTGAATAGTTTTTTGAAGATCTCGTGCATTTCATCAACGTCTTTGCTTTCTGCTTTTATAGGCTCAACCATCGGCTCTTCACCCACAAAATGCTCACCAGCGGACTCTAGTGCCGTCTCACTGTCTTCTAAAAGATTTTTATCACCGTCGCCTTCTTGGTTTTTTTCCGTTGTTGCTGACAGGTTTGAGCGCGCTTGTAGTCCCTCTATGTCGATTCTATTATCTTCACAATACTTGCGCACATGTTCGCGAAAGACTGGACCATAGTCGTCGGCCAATTCTTTCAGCAATTCCAGTTCGTTGTGTTTATATCTTATCTCGTTGACAGCCCTGTGCCAACGCACCAAATCAGTTGCTCGCAAAACATAGAACCCCCACTCTAATTAGAGTGGGGGTTCGTCATTTTACTTACCTTGACCGCGATAACGCTTCTTATAGCCCTTGTTTCCGCCGTGCGGACCCGGTTGCTTGCGCTTTGTTAGCGGGCTCTTCCCAATAGTAGTCTTTTTCTTGGGTGCCTTGCCCTGTGCCTTCTTAATAGCCATTGCTTGTCTCCTTGTTGTTAGCCTAACATTCTAAAGTTTCTGTAAACCGACCTAGTGGAGAAGCCCCACTTCGGATCGTAACTCAGCCGTGATAGATAGGGACGATTGATGTGAATTCTGTCCTTCTTTACATCAACTCCCCAGCATCTAATCTTCTCTGTCTCGTTATTGGAATCAATCACTTCTAGAATCCAATAGTCTTTTCCTTTCTTTGTCTTCTTCGGAATAATCTTGCGTGGAATAAACCAGCAGATTTGCAACCCTTCATCAAACTCTGAGATAGGTGGGATGTATTTGTCTCGTAGATCCTGAATCATCTCTGGGCTTACAACCAAGGACATCGGAAACACGCCAGTCAGATCGGTCTTGAACTGGATGATTTCTTCCTCTGAGAAGTCTCCCTCTGGACGATAGAGATCGATGTTACCGTGAAACTTCTTCTTGGTCTTTGGACGGTCTACAACTGACGCTGACCAGAAGTGTTTGCGACCTGTGAACCTGTCATCCATCAGGCTATCCATAGCACCCGCTCGACAAAGAGCATCAAGTGCCTTCTTGTTTAGTTTAGCATATTTAATCTCCTCTCGGAAGAGAAGATCCTCGATGTCTGTGAATGGTCGATTGTTCAACACCTGATCCATCGCAGAGTCACCGAAGCCCTTGATGCTGGTGAGTGGCTGAATCAGTGTCTTGTTATCTTCTCCGATCTCCCATACACGACCAGATGTATTTACATCGACTGGCTGAATGTGGTAGCCAAGGGATTTGGCGGTGTTAATGGCGTTTTCTTTCTTCTTCTCTGGCTCTCTTGAGAGGAACGCCGAAACCCACTCAGGCTCATAGTAAGTCAGTAGCCAAGCGCACTGATAAGAGATGAGAGAATAAGCAACAGCGTGGGACTTGTTGAAACCATAGCCAGAGAAGTATTCAAACTTCTCCCAAAGAGCCTGTGCTTCGCGGTTTGTGATACCCTTCTCCACACAACCAGTAATGAACTTCTTGTGAATAGCATCCTTAACCTCGAAGCCCTTGCCGGTGCCCTTCTTGGTTAGAAGCTTGCGGAGCAAGTTGCCCTCATCAAGGGACAGGTCCTTGCCCAGTGCGTGAGCAATCTTGGCGATTTGTTCCTGAAAGATCAAGAAGCCAAATGTTTCTTCGGTGATCTCTTGAACTTCAGGCGTCAAGTATTTGATGAGATGCGGACTGTTCTTTGCCTCAATAAAGTCCTCGTGGACATTCGCCGAAAGGGGACCGGGTCGATAGATTGATGTAATGGCAGAGATGTCAATAATGTTATTTGGTGTCGCTCTCTCTGCGAAACTCTGGGCTCCGTCCTCGGTGAACTGGAAAGTGCCCACAAAGTTGCCCTTGTGAAAAACATTCTTGTAGACTTTTGCGTCATTCAGATCAATCACATCAGGATGAAGCCTCTTGTCATAGAAGTCCTTGACCTGTGAGAAAGTGGGCTCTTCAATGCCGTGGTGGCGCTTTAGAATCTGCTCAATCGCAGTCTCCATCATAGCAAGAGTGGAGAGCCCAAGAAGATCGAACTTAATGAAACCCATCGGCTCAAGATGCCTGACATTCTGCCCCTCTGACCAAGGCGTCTGTCGGACACCCTTGGAATTGATGAGAGGCATGTACTTGTCTAGGTCCTCGGCAATCACAACGCCACCAGCGTGGCGAGAACAAGAGCGAACCTGCCCGACAAGTGACTGAACGTGCGTCTTAACATCAGGGTAGGTGTTCAAAAAGTTCTTGAGCGAATCAGAGAACTCCATCACCTCCTGCCAAGTGGGGTTATACATTCCAGCTTTGATGCCGTGCTTCTGCTTGGCAAGCGGAGTTGCCTCTTTGATCATTGCGTTGGTCACCAAGTTAACTTCACCAAACGGAATACCGTAGAGCTTGGAAATGTCCTTGATGAGCGACTTCAACTGAAGTGTGTTCCAGTTGGAGATGGGCGCAACACAATCCTCGCCCCACAACTCAATCAATTTATCCTTGAGTTCCATCGGACGGGAGATGTCATAGTCAATATCTGGGTAGTCCTTTGCATCAGCCCGCAGGAAACGGGAGAAGAGAAGATCATATTTAATAGGATCAACCTGCGTAATCCCAAGACAATAAGCCACAAGAGAGCCAGCAGCCGAGCCGCGACCGGGACCAGCAAGCATCATTGTGTCCGTGACATCAACGATAGCTTTCATTGTCAAGAAATACTTAGAGAAGCCTCGGTCATCAATGACATTCAGTTCGTGCTTTAATCTCGCTAGGTAATCTGTGTTGTCAGCAAACCCAAGTTTGTTCAGCCCTTCGATCGAAAATTTGATCAGAGCCTCTGTTGCAGTGTTCCCGGCAGGAACCACGAACGACGGAAGGCGGACGGTGTTGTCTGGTAGAAAGTTCTCAATGCGATCAAAAGCAATGCGGTGAGTCTCTTCAATGCTATTCAGCACGAGGTCATCATCATAGTTTGTTTTGCACATTTGAGAGTAGTTCTTGTAACTCTCCCACATCTCATCGCCATTCTTGGGGTAAAGCTCGTAACCGATCTCATCAACAGAGATGGGCAACTCGCTCTCGGAGTCTGCCCACTGTGGGCGGCCCTTACCAAGCCAACCAAGTCGCTTGTAGAGTTCGCGGTCCTTCCAGGCATCGCGGCTAGGATAGTGAGAGTCTGCGGTCGAGATTACTTTAACCCCGAACTCATCACAAACCTGAATAACAAACTTGTTTAGTTCGTGCTGTTCTGGGACATTGTTCCACTGGATCTCGCCGTGCCAGCGATCACCAAACACATCAACCATCCTTCTGGTAGTCTCGCGCATAGCGCCAAGGACTGCCTCCGGGCTTTCGTCTCTGTTCTCCCAGTAATTGCCAGCGTAGACGCCGCCGAGACAAGCGGACGAAGCGATGATGCCTTCACCGTGCTCTTTGAGCATCTTATAGTCCATTCGTGGATAGCGGTAGAAGTTCTCATCTTTATAGCTCTCGGACACAAGCTTGAACAGGTTGTTCAAACCCTTCTGATTCTGTGCTAGAAGCACGAGGTGGCGGCGACGGCGTAGAACGCTGCTACCCTTACCCTTGCTCGCGCCTTCGTCCTCAACAGTAGCACCAGACGCACCAGCCTTCTTTGCTGCTCGTGCCTTCTTCTTATCCAGCATTGTCTGATCGTATTCTTCTTTCCACTCGTCAACTGAGGGAATGAAGTAGGCTTCGCAGCCAAAGATTGGCTTAAAGTCCTTGCCTTCGGACTTCATTTTCTTGGCGTGTAGCACCTGATAGGCTAATCCATTCTGATTGCCGTGGTCAGTGAGCGCGAGCGCATCCATTCCATTCTGATAGGCGAAGTCCATATGCTCTTGGGGAAAGCCAAGCCCATCAAAGATGGACCCCGCTACGCTGTGGGCGTGTAGCCCAATAAACTTGATCTTGCTCTGTGCTCTCTCAGTCATTATGTGTCCTTCGTCTGTGGGCGTCAGTGCCGCTGCTTACATTCATAATGTAACACGGCAGGGCGGTGGGCGCAAGCACTTTCTTGTGGTCATTATGCCTCCGATAGTAGCTTGAGAACTGTTTTCTGAAATGTTGAGGTGTAACCCAAACTAGGAAAAGACACCTTAACATCTCTGTTGTAACTTTCTATGACGAACCCGTCTATTTTTGGTGTGAGTGATTTATTAGTCTGGTATGAGTCTCCTGTTACCATTATAATATACATCTTCTTGGTTCTCACCAAGTCACCTACTTTCATTATGCCTCCGAAACAAGTTCCATACCAGAATTATCAACAGAAATCTGGTGATGAATAACCCGGCACGGAGAATGGGTGATACGAGAGTCTCTGAGACACACATAGGTGTAGGTCATCTCAGCAGGAGGTTGTCCCCACACTTTCTTGGTGATCTCTGTGATCATCCACAGGCCGAAACTACCTCTCAGCAATGTGCCTTCGCGATAGAGTTTCATTATTATGCCTCCGATAGTAGTTTGAGGATCCGATAGCTGTGTTTGCTAATCGCACCTCTTCTCGTGGGGGTGTCGGTGGTTAGCCACCTGATGGTGTTGGTCCCGAACTCATCATAAGAGAGAACTATACCAAAACACCAAGGGTAGTCTCTGTGTTTTACCAGATCACCGACTCTCATTATGCCTCCGATAGTAGTTTGAGTATTGTTTCATCAACCCAGAAATCACCCCAAGGGCCTGGGCCAATCTTTACAATTGTCTCAGCAAAGCCAGTGCTGCTGATTTCCAAGACAATGTAAGCCCTATTGTCGGTAGTGTCCCAAACCAAATCACCGATTTTCATTTACCAACTCAATTTTTGAACGATTAATCCACATTGTGTTGCGTTGGCTCGCCCAATATACCAGACAAATCGGATAGTCCTGGTTTGATGCCGCCCAATTCGGATCCATCTTACATTCAACGACGACGCCGAAACCAAGCACTTTATTAGTTACCAAGTCACCGATCTTCATTCCTCTCCCTCGTCTACACATAGTTTATTCAGTTGGTGTGGCTTTGTCAAGCGCCAGTTGGGCGATCTCACAAGATTATCTGACGCGAGGTAGGCGCGATAGCCATCCCACTCACGGAGATCATAGAACCAGTCAAGCTCCTGGCGGAAGCATTCTTCTTCGCTTATCTTACCAAAGATTGTTGGCAGATCAAAGTAGCGCGCTGACCAGCGCTCTTTAAGAGGTAGTTTTTTAAGGTCCAACCAAGTCTCGTCTTCTGCGAGTGGTCCATATTCTTTCGTGGTCAATCTGTTCACCTCTCTCCGGCATTGAATGAAGTCTTCTCCTCGCATTGAGAAAGGAATAGGTAGATCGTCCTTGATTGTTTTGCCCTCGTGGGTGAAGAAAAAGTTCTTGGTTGTGTTGAAGATTTGTTTTCTATGTTCTCGGATAGACCAGAAGTCATAAGCGTTATTGGGAAAAGACACAAAGTATTTCTTCGGGATCATCCATTTTGAGATTCTGATGGATGTCCACCAAGCAGAGTGCATTCCAAACAAGGCAGACCACCCATAGCTATCACGCCTGTTCCGGTCTTTCGGCAAGATTGGAACATAGTAGATAGGGATGTGGATTCTACGCTGAACGATGCGGTTGTCTATGTAGTTGTCCCAGAAGTAGACGGGATCATAGACCCACTCTCCAATGTGTTTTTTGACTATCGGTGCTAGATCATCATTGGCCACGATCCAAATGGTGGAACAGCCAGCCATAGCACACTCAAAGACAGACTTCTGGATGAGAGTAAAGTCACCTTGGATTGGTAGCATAAACGAATCGTAAGGCAACTTGAAATTGTCCTTGAAGTTCGCTAATGGAATAATGCCTGCTAAGTGTTTTGCCATAATGGTTCTATTATTCTTTTGTTTGTTCTCGCGATGTCGGCGAGTTGTAGGATAAGTTCCTTTTCAGAAATCTTCGGAACTTTGATCGAATCAGTCTCCACCCATAATGGAGGAGATGATAAGAATTTATAACGATCGATTGTTTCAGTCTTGAAGCTTCTGTAGCGTATCTTTCCGCTGGGCTGGTAGCCATTTCTTGGTCCTCGCAGTCCTAAATCTTTCATCTTTTGTAGCGTCTTAAGCCTCGCTATGGTCTCCGAAAAATCAAAGTCGTCTACTTGGTCGCTTGACAAAAATGAAACAGCACAGGCGTCTTTACAGAGGACCTTTCCATCTATTCTGTGAGAAAGGTAAAACCAAATCTTGTTACAAAATTTGCTGTTCCTCTCTATCAAGTCAAGATCGTGTTTGCCTCCTCGCATAAATGCGATTCTATCATAGACTATGTAACTCTTCTCTTCTTCTTCGGTAGTCAGCAGGTTGTAGGTGGCGTGCTCATCAAAGTAATGGCACACTCCAAAATCAACTGATCGTAATTTAGCATAATCTGAAAAGCCTGTCAAGGTGTTCTCGTCAAGACGAAGTGAAGAGCAAAAGCCAGAGAAAGGAGCGAGCCCTCTTACGCCGAGAACAAACAATAGATGCTCCCACAAATGAATCTTTGGCTCTCCGGTCTTTGCCTCTCTCCTTGGTGTGTTCCAGATTGTTAAAGTGTTTTCTAGGCCCATTGCCGATAAGTCAACCGATGGTTTGAAAAAGTCAAACTCAAAAGGCTTCTCTGGTGTGCTGAAAAACACAGGAAGCCCCCGCAAGGAGGCAAAGAGTAGAGCACGAAGCGAGGAGCCAACTACGATTTCGTCGTAGTAGGGATTCAACTATCCCCCTTCATCTCCTGTAGGACCTGCTTGGCGAGGCGCGAGATGAGGAACTTTGTGTTGTTCTGCATTTTAGCTTTGGTTTCAAGACCCTCAGCAAATTTGATGGGGCGCTTTGTTTTTCCAACGCGGGTCATAAACTCGCCTTCTTGTCCGCCAAGAAATGAGCCTGTCTCTTCTTCGTTTCCGTATCCAGGGAACTCTGCCTTGTTTGTTCCAACAAGAAAAGATTGTTCGCCACCGCGAGAAACAAACAAAAATGAGTCTTGACAAAAGTGTTCGGATAGACCCCGAAGATCAGCCTTAAAGTTTGGATTGTCTTTAAGATTAGCAACAAAGAACGAGTCTTCTTTGACTTCTTTCGCAGCCTCTGTTCCAAAATCTTCGACATAGGTGCCATCGACAGCAGTTACACCGTAGCCCTTGTTCAACAGAACGGCCTTCAATTGCCTGTTGCGCTCAAAATTCTCAAGAGTTTTGCTATGGTCGCTCATACACTTTGTAGTGTCCTTGGTGTTATCACGAAATGCTGTAAGGAATCCAGTGTCGTGTTTGAGGATGTGTTCATAAGAACGGCTTATGCTGCTCTCGCTTAAGAACTCATTCCACTCATTTAAAATCTTTTTCATTTTGTTCTCCAGCTATAAATAGTTAAGATTTCTTTGTGATCACAAGCGTTGTCGCATTTAGATCGAAGTCTCTTCCTATCTCAATCTTCAATGCGGTGCCCTCTTCCCAACCAACCATCTCAATAATCTTTTCGGGGATTCCAATCAGGTGTTCTTCACCATCTTTTTTTATTTCGATTTTCATTTGTTTTCCTTTAATAATTTTACTTCGCGAGCACTTGGCCAAAACTGCTGAACCATCTTCTTCTCGTGGAAATGATAAAACTCAACAATGATTCCATCTTCTTTGATTTCTATGATTGTCGCCTCTATCCCATCTATTCTGGTAGTTGAGGTCTGTGGGATAACTTGGATTATCTTGTCGCCGACTTTCATTTCTTTCTCTCCACAACAATAGGAACAAGGTTATCGTCTTCAAGAGACCAGTGGCGCCTAGCAACTACCGTGTCTTCTCCAAAAACATTCAACGCTGCTATACTTTTCTGTAAATAGTCTGGGATTGTTGTCCAGCGCGTAGTAGCAACGGTGGCGAAAAGAGAGCTTGGGTCTTTGTCTCCCATCATCTCTACATCATTCGGTGTCAGCATAGCACTCATAACCTTTGCTGTGTGGTGGGGATTTTCATAGTCTATCTCTTTGTCACTAAAAGAGATAAACTGGATGTAAATTGTGCTGCCGCTGAATTCGCCCTCTTCGGGCTTGGATTCAATCCAAAGTGGTCCTTCGATTTTCATTCTTCGTTCTCCATAAATGGGATCAATTTGAATTTCAGAAGTTTTCCATTAACATACCATCTGCCGGGTGGATCGATGTGCCAGCCTTCTTTCTTAAAGGATCTCCATTCAACCACATCTTCAGAAACAGAAAAGTGCTCTGCTATGATTGTTTTAGCCTTTTTAAAGATCTCTTGCTCTTCGGTCATCCCAGTTGTACCTTCTAAGAGTTTAACCAATAGATCACTCATTCTTCGTTCTCCAATAGTTTTAGATCTTCTGGTCGCGCAACATTGTTGATAGTCTTGCCGTTTGGCATTGTGTATCTTACAAGATAACACATACAATACCTATCGTCACCTTCGCGTTCCCACTTACTATAGTAAAGAGTTTTTTCTTTTTCTCTTATGATCTCGCCTGTTGCGCCTAAATAGCGACCTCCGCAACAGGAGGACGCGCACCGGAACTGAACTTTATCACCCACTTTCATTCTTCGTTCTCCTTGAGCGGCGGGCTGAGTATCCAACAGACAGAGCCACACGAATTAGCATCTCTTCTTCTTCGCTGAGATTGATGTGCTTTTTGAAAATCTCTGTGGCATTCTCCATAAAAGTAATTTCTTCGGACATTCGATTATAATGACAGAAATCAGAAATTGTTTCAAGATCTGTATTTATTTCTTTCATTATCGTCTCTGCTATTTCTTTTGTCATTCTTCGTTCTCCCTAACCCTTGACTGAAATTTTCTATACTCTACTTCCACCGCACCTCCGATGGAGAAAGCTATCATTAACTTTTCTATTTCGGATAGTTCTTGGAACTCCTTGGTGGATATAAGAGCATCAGCAACAACACTCTGTAAGCCTACACTGATAGATAGCCACGACCCCTTCATTATATAACCATCTCTTTTATATACATCTTCCCACACTTTTAGTTCTTTCCTAAAAGCATTGGATACTGATACTGAAATCTTGTGCCTCGACTGGAGCGATCCCTTTCTCATCCGGGCAGATGTCGCAACTTCAATGCTCATTCTTCGTTCTCCATTCTAACACAAATCTTCTCAGATTCACGGATTGATCTTTGGGCGTCCTGATCGTCCATTCCGAATCTGGGTTCATAACCCATCCGAACCCAAGTTACACTATCTTGCCTGCCGTCTGAATGTGCGACCTCAACTGTGTAAGATTCTGTGAGTGTATCGTAGGAGCACACAGCAGTAAAGTCGCCATTAGTTTCTTTCCATTCGATCATTCTTCGCCTCTAATCCTACGATAAGCACCCACGGTTTCTGGGAACAGATCCGTAGCAATCTCCAAGCAAGCCTCGGCAACCTTTTGGATCTCCCATTGTGCCCCTTCGTGTGTGCGAAGATCAATGAACTTCAAGAGGTTAGAGACATTTACTGTGCCGTAGTATTCCGTATACATATTCTGTGGTAAAACTCCACGGGCTTGTTCTCGGCAAATGCCTGCTTCGATCATCTTGTTAAAGAGCCCAAGGGAATCTGCATGATGCATTCTGATAACCTTGCTGACAGGATCAACATAAGGGTCGACCTGTATGTAAGGGTCTTGCCCGCTAATGATCTGCGGATCAATCAACTCTTCGGCATTACTTGCCTGTCGGTTGGACTTGTGCTGAGTCCTGAACTCTTTGGGTTCATAGAACTTAATGTCTACATCAGTGTAGCGTCTACTAATCTCGTTATAAGACCAAGTTCTATGACGATGGTGCTGAGACCGAACGTAAAGAGGAACACTGAACCTGAAAGTAATGAGATTATGCTCCAGAGTCGAAGTGTGCCTGTGCTTGATGAGGTAACTGATAAGCTTTTTGTCTCTTCCATCTATTTCTTCCTTTTCTACACCGAATGATACTCGTGCAGCGTTTACGACGGTAAGGTCGTCACCCATATGATTTACATAATCTACGCGACCAATGCCATCGCCGTATAATTCAACTGACTTGCTGTACATTTGCTCTCCGTTATGTTTATAGTATAACGGGTCGCAGGTCAGTTGTCAAGCTCAGATAGCAAAGCTTTTATGTCTAGCCCTGCGCAGTCAATTTTTCTTTTGTTGACGTGGTAGTGGCTGACAAATCCTCTCTCCTTTCCATATGCCCATTGCTGTTCGTAAATAGTAGAAGTTTTCCCAAACTGATTCAATGGGGTCTCAAAAGGAACACCAGTGGATTCGTGAATTGCTAACCAAAGGGCTTTGAGTGCTTCTATTTGAACTGGATAAAAGCCCAAGAATGGCTCTAGTTTGTTTCCGTGTGCCCAAGCACCCTCGACCAATGGGCGCTCGCCGAAGCCTTTGCGGACATAGGTGCTTTGGTATTTTAGGTAGTAAGCATTTGTAATCTCAACACCAATAGACTTGCGGTTAACATTGCCGGCGTGGAATGCTGCGTGCTGTAGGTCAAGTGTCTGGTAGATTGTGCCGTCATTATCGATAAGAAAATGAACAGAAATGTCGCGCTTATCCAGAACCTTTTGGCATTGTGTTGAAGACAGACAAACATCCCAGTGGTTAACGAATAGTTTAACGTCGCGTTCTGGTCTGCCTGTGTAGTCATAGTAAGTGCCAGAGCGGGCGGCCAACCCGCCTCGCTCTGACCAGAGAACAAGCTTGTCCCACTCGATTGGGGTAAACTTACCATTGTAAACAATATAGTTAGAATAATGTTGGTCTTCGGGCTTATGATCATCAATGTTTTCTTGCCTCTCAACCCAAAGACGACGGAATGTGCCGGGGCCACAGAGGCCATCGGACTTTAACCCATAGGACTTTTGAAAGCGTTTGATCGCTCTTACGAGTTTGTCATCAAAATACTTTTCATCAAACCAAGTTGGATCCCAACCTAGGCTAGAAGCCGATGATCTGTTGTAAAAGTCCTTGTCCATTTATTCAATCACTCCTATTACATAATTTTCTAAAATTGTGTAATAAGTAGAATGCTCAATGCTTAATTCCTCTAACATCTTTTTGTCTATGACAATTTTATCCCCTTTTTCGCACTTGAACGACACGTCTTCTGACACTGAAAGAACTCCAACAACGACGTGGTTTTCTTCTGGCACTTTATAGTCGTCTGGGAGCAGGATTCCTGTCTCTGACTTTTCCTGTGGTGGAGAATAGTCTACAAGAATGTGTCTATTTACTGGTTTTATCACGGTTCACCTCCTGAATAATAAGTTTCTCGTGTGTTTTGTATTCCTCAAAGTGTAGGAATACATGCGTTCTTGCTTTACAATTCTCGCAAAGCATTTGGACAGAGATATTCTTACCTGCGGAGGCTTCCCCCTCCGACACTGGAACCCATTTGCTTGCTCCACAATGGTTCCTGCCACAAGTTATTTTGCTCTCTCTGTCTGACACCAAATGGTTGAAATTCATTTTGCCTCCTAGATTTCACAATGATCTGAATCACAGAATTTAGTCCCTACCCCGCCTTCGTTGGTAACAAAGCGACTTACAGGCGTAATGCCCTTTGACATTTCCTCGTATTCCTCTTCGTCAATGGGCTCATAGGGAGCCTGGACGTAGCCAGTCTCTTCATAACGAAGGAAAGAAACCGCTTTTAATCTCGTCTCATACATTTCAAGGGCAGTCTTTATGTCTGCCGCCTCTTCTGGTTTGAAGGTTACTGTGATAGAGACAGAGTTGTCAGCCCAGTAGTGTTGATATTGTGCCGCAATCTCAAGTTGTTCCCACATTGTAATCTCTCTCTTGCCCTTGACGAAATGTTCTTCGTGGACCGGAAACTCAACACACATAGTGTTTGGTGAGTAGTGGTCT